ACAATGAAACAAAGGCCACCAATACTATCAGTAATCATAGCATAGTGCAAAAATATTTGAGCAATATTGATGACACATTTATTGATGTCGGCCTATATGTGCAGCCGTGCGATATATGTCAGTATTGCCATATTGGAGAATTAATTCCATTAGAAGACGATGGTGTGCTTATATGCAACAAATGTTCCAGACATATTCCATACTTGGTCGAGAATGAAAAGCCGTCTTATAAAGAGCCGCCTAAAGAAGTCTGTTTTTATGCTTATAAAAGGATTAATCATTTCAAGGAAATCATTGCGCAATTTCAAGGCAAGGAGACGACGCAGATACCACCGGAAGTCATTGAAAACATCAAGCTTCAAATTAAAAAGGAGCGTATCACGATTGAGCAAATCACAAATAATAAGACCAAGGAAATACTGAAAAAGCTGGGCTATAATAAATATTATGAACATATACCATTTATTAAAGATAAGCTTGGCATTAAACCGCCGGTGATGTCCGCCGAATTCGAGGAGACATTGTTCAATTTGTTCATGGAATTACAAGCGCCTTACTCCAAGTTTTGTCCAGACGATCGCGTAAACTTCTTGAATTACTACTACACAGCATACAAGCTATGTGAATTACTTGGAGAAACTCAATACCTAGAACATTTCCCCATGTTGAAAGATAGAGAGAAGCGTATTGACCAGGATAATATTTGGAAGAAAATCTGTCAAGAATTGAATTGGGAGTTTATACCGACTATCTAACTTGACGACGCCGACGCCGAGTCCTACGCATGGTTTTTGAACGTTTGCTGCGTTTGGTTGAATATTTGGCTCTGCTTTTGCGAAGAGTCATTTTTTTGCCTCCATCTTGTTCACTTTCATAATCAGTGTCTTCCTCTATATCGGTATCCCCATCACTCAAATAAAAATTTTTGACATGGGATATAACAGATTCAGGGGTAGTAAAACCTTCTTCAATGACATACAAAAGTCCCCATGCATTTATGCTATCAGGACCATATTTTATTTTTACACGATTCAAAAGTTGAATTTGTTCATTTGTGAAACCGATTCTTCTCAATTGATTTTTTTCTCTATTGTCATATGGGTAATAATCACCACCGCGTTGTTTTTTCATCTTATAAATATAATATATCACATTATTATATTTATTTACACAGGGTACCTGTACATAGTAGAGGGTGGGGCTTATAGACCACCTGGGAATCCAACCAAGTTGGCACCAATACCAAAGCCAGCACCAGAGCGGGCAGTGACACCCATAACTGGAACATAGGTATCCAAAATGCTAAAGGTGGCGGCAGCGGTTAATGCAATCATGGCAATTTCCTCCAAATTCAAGGACTTCTTGGGGATGGCATAGGCGGCCAAGGCAACCATTAAACCCTCAACAAGGTACTTTATAATCCTCTTTACTAACTCGTTAACGTCGAATACGCGATTCATTATACTAAATAGATAGAAAAAAACAAATAAATATATATAATAATTAAATCACTTAAAATTAATATTTATAAATAAAACATAATGAGTCATTCTAAATTTGAGAGAAAATTACAACCCAATGGCAAACCCAATCCCAAGTACATTGATTTACTTGAAGAAGACAAGCCTTTGGCAGGACAAAAGTTTGTGTGTGTTTCTTTTGTATCCCCTGAAAAAATCCTAAAACAGAAGGAATTATTCTTTTTTGAAGAGTTTCTAAAGAAGTGGGAATTTAACAAGTCCATGGAGAAGTTTGTCCAGTTTTTGAATTTTGCCTCTTATAAATACAAGCTTACGTTTGATGATGTCATGAAGGATTTTCAGGACTTTATTACGGAAGAGAAGGACAATATCACAGGTTCATCTATTAGCGATGATTACAAGACATTTGTGGATAAGAACGAGGAAGACCTAGAAAAAGCGTTTAGTATTGCACATAACTTCCAGACGCATACAAGGGGTATTAAGATTCGTGGTTCCTATCCTTCTATTGAAGAGGCAGAGATGCGTTGCAAGATGTTGCGCGAAATTGATCCTCACCATGATGTATATGTTGGACCAGTTGGCATGTGGATGCCTTGGGAGCCGGAGGCCTACAAGACTGGACGTGTGGAATATATGGAGGAGGAGTTGAACAAGTTAATGGGTGAGAAGAGCAAGAATGAAGAGAATGCCAAGAATGCCTTTGAGCAGCGTGTAAAGGAAACAAAGAAGCAAGCAATTCAAGATAATATTAAGAAGGCTGAGAAGAGCGGTAATACCTTGACGCAGACGATTGATGATGCAGGTAATCTTATTGGTGTTGGATTGGCAAATACTCAGGAACAGAACCTTACTGGCAAGGGAGGGGAGATTTCTGTAGCAGACATTCGTAGTGAATTATTTGAAGGGGAGAATATCGTGGTTGGCAAGTCAGATAATGGACAGAGCGAATTAATTAGCGGTCCGTTTGCAACCAAGAAGCAGTAATACCTAGCACAAAAAGTAATACTTAGCACAAAAATTATTTATTGATAAATACACTTCATATTTATCAATTTATCATAGACTATCCAAAAGTCTCATTATAATGTCAAACTAATATTCTTGTTTTGAAATGATTCCTTTTTGGCTGCGATAATATTTTCAATAGTTATCAACATCTTATATTGTTCTGTATAAAAATCACCACTATACACACCTCCACCATCAATCAAATTCTGGTTGGTATGCATTGCATATACGATCAAGTCCTCCGTCTCAAATAATACTTCAACAGATGCCTTTTTATGGTCATTCTTAACTACCACAAAATAGATGCCAAAAGAATTGGCGGTTTTTGTTTTTAAATATTCAGTAAATGCGTTAAAATAATTCAATAAGCTGCCATTTGTTACATGGATGTCATAATCATTCACACCCATAATAGGATGTACATACAAATAGAACTTTTGCTGTGATAATGATAATATCTTTTTGAAACGCTGAATACAACGTTGAAAATATTGGTAGTCTTTTGATGTTCGAATATCATGATGAGTCATTGCCAATTTCATGCCGTATGTTCCAATTTTATTTTCTGGCTTATCTGGCAGGTATTCTTCTTCATAATACTTGTTGTATAAAATATTCTCATAGCAAACATGCGTTTTAACATCATCGCACAAATTAAATGTTTCAGTTTTCTGGTCTACATAGTTTTCAACACGCAAGTACTCTTCAAATTCAGTTTCAATGCAATGGACCAAGACGTCCAACTTGGATACAACCCAATCAAATGGATATGTCTCAAACTTTTGTTTCATTTCCTTGATAAGAGATGTGGATGTGCATCGATGTCCAACTGAAAATATAATTGTCTTGTCTGCATATCTCTCATCGCTTAATCCATCGTGTAAGTCGTCAGTCATATTTATAACAACATTAGTAAAAATATTATCACATTTTAACTAATAACTAATAACTAATTTATTCCCTTGAATTTCAAAATTATAGCATCTTTTTTACCAACCAATATCCCACTAAAGCACCTAATATTTCTGCAATATTATATAAAATAAATTCTGTATAACTAATTTGGTTGGCGACAACATAGACAAAAGCAATTGCCGGGTTAAATGCACTACCTGCTATACTATTGCGTAATAAAACCGCAAGTACTAATGCAGCCCCGCTAATAACATAATTACTAGGCACAAACACAATAAATGAAATCAATAGTGTACCCAAAAACTCAACTATATACTTGTTCATCTATTATTACCTTATACAAAATGATTTACCAGGATCGTATTTGTTTTGTTTTGTTTTACCATTTCGTTTTCTTAACACTTATTTTGGGTCCAGCACCCTTTTTCTTACTATTACCAGGGTCATACTTTTCTTCTTCTTCATCGGAATTCATATCCTTGGAAAGTTCCCAGAATTCCTTGGATCCCAACTTGAAATCATTATGAGAATCGGCTTTATACCAAAAGACCTGGTCTTGCAACTTATTCGATTTTGCATTATTGTTGATTACCAAACACTCATAATTTTCGGTGCATTGATCCATCACCTGACAAAAAGATTCAAAGGTGGGGAACATACCTGCATAATTTTCAAAAATACGCTTACGATTTGCAATATAAGGTTCACGCAAAATAAACACATAATCTATATTTGTTCGAAGTGCCGGAGGAATGCCTAAAGGATATTGCATAGTGATAATTAACATGATTTTCCAATGACGCCCATTCATAAATAGTAAACGCATCATTTTATCTCGTGACCAAGTATTGTCATATAAGCAGTCATCCAAAATAACAAATGCACGTGGGTCAATCGTGCTACGCTTAAAGGTTTCCATTTCCTTTTTTATTTGTTTTAGAACAGACCGCTGACGCTTTAAAATATTTTCTACTATAGCAGTATTGTATTCATTGTGAATAAAAAGCTTCGGAACCATTTTACTATAAAATCCGTTGCCTTCTTCTGTGCCCGAAATAACTGTGCCAATAGGGATGTCTTGATGATAATATAGGAGATCACGAACTAAAAAACTTTTACCCGTATCACGACGCCCAATAAGTACCACAACAGGTCCCTTACTTTCATTTGGTTTAAAACTGATACTTTTCATATCAAATCTTTTTAATTCTAATGTCATTTTTGGTATATATAATGTATTTTAGAAAAAGATATATGGATACAACGCAATCAAACTACCAAAGATCAAAGAATAAAAGAAACAATCTATTTGCGTTGATTTGCCTATACCTTTTCTAAATATCAAGTATATGAACGATACGAACAACATGAACAACATGAATAATTTTGTCAACTACAAGAAGCGTAAAAACAATGAATTATTCAAATGTTTAGAAAATTTTGATTTAGTAAAGACACAAAACTACATTCCAATCTATACTAAACACATGTTACTGAATGACACAAATTATAATAGCATTAATTTGAATCATGAGTGGTATATTACAAATGTGTTTAACAATATTGATGGGAAACAAAATTTATACAAATGTAACCTCAAAAATTCCACAGATGACAAGATTAAGGCCAAAACGAAAAATGTGTTTTGTAAAATGGCGCCCTTATTAGACCCCATCAAATTTTTGATTGGTAAATATGATATAACGGACAGCTCTTTGATGAATTTGCCTACTATTAGCTCTACTGCAAATTCGGTGAATTCCAAAATTTTGGACGCTAATAACTCTGCTTATGTTGACAGCTTTTTTTCTTATTTGACCAATCAATTAATGTATACACATGGTTTCATTCATGGCTTGGAATTTTATGGTTCCTTCTTGTCTATAAAGAAAAATTTTAAAATGAATGTCTACGACGATTTAGATTACTTGATTAAATCCGATTTTTTCAACAAGAATAAAAATGTATTGTTTCAGATTGAAGATTATAGTTATCTCTATGAAGACGATACAAGTAAACCAAATATGCCGGCAATTAAGATTCATGTAGACGATAACACGTGTAATTTTCCAATTGAATCAATAGATGATACGATATTTGAGGGTGTGTTTGATTCCTCCTCCACCCAAAACACAGAGAATATATCCATGTTAACAACGGATAACTTGAAAGAAATGAATATGGAGACAATGGCATTGAATGCAAGTAGTTCCAATACGTCTGCTTCTGTAGATTCAGAAGACTCATGTTCTTCTAGAACAAGTCATACTGAGGTAAGTGATCTAAATGAGGGTATGGATGATTCATCTGGAGAATGGACAGATGAAAATGACGAAGTCGAAACATCCGATAACGAATGTATTAACGTTACCTTTTCAGAATATCCTGTGCAAGTTATCTGCCTAGAGCAGTGCCAGGATACATTGGACAATCTAATTTTGAAAACAGACATGGATGAAATCCGTTGGATGTCTGCGCTCATGCAGGTTATCATGACCTTGATCACCTATCAAAAGGTGTTTGCATTTACACATAATGATCTGCATACAAATAACATTATGTATGTGCCAACAGATAAAAAATATATTTATTATTGTTTTAAGAACAAGTATTATCGAGTACCGACATTTGGCAAGATATTCAAAATCATTGATTTTGGCAGAGGTATTTACAAATATAACGGAAAGATCTTATGCAGTGATAGTTTCAATTTTGGAGGCGACGCAGCAACCCAATATAATATTGAGCCGTATTACAATAGTAAGAAACCGCGCCTAGAACCCAATTATAGCTTTGACTTGTGTCGTTTGGCTTGTTCTATTTTTGATTATTTGGTGGATGATATGGATAGTGTCAAGGATTTAAGTAAATGTGATACTATAACTAGGATCATAGTAGAATGGTGTTTAGACGATAATGGACTTAACGTCTTGTACAAAAATAATGGGACCGATAGATATCCTGATTTCAAGTTATACAAGATGATTGCGCGTTGTGTGCACAAACATACCCCTCAAGCACAATTAGAGCGCAAAGAATTTAACGCATTTGTGTTTCCTAAGAAAAATATTCCTGGAAATGAAAAGGTGATTAATATTGACGAATATCCGTCCTATGTTTAAGATACGGAGATGCCTAAATCTGATGTTTAATAGTTGAATAATTATTTTATTTTTCACAAAAATAATTATTTATCTCATATAATATATAATACATTGAAAATGACGTATGGTTTTATAATGACCAGACATGTTAATTCCGAAAAAACAAATAGATACTGGAATCATGCGGTTCGGTGTATACGACGATTTTATCCATTCAGAAAAATAGTCATAATTGATGATAATAGTAATCAAGCGTATATAAAGGCTGATTACAACTATAAAAATATCCAAATCGTAAATTCGGAATATCCTGGTAGAGGAGAGTTGCTGCCATATTACTATTTCCATAAATACAAATACTTTGATAATGCAGTTATTTTACACGATAGTGTTTTTTTCCACAAGCGGATTCACTTTGAATTATTCAAAAAAGAGAGAATTATTCCCTTGTGGCATTTTGATTATAACGAAAATATGGGGAATTGTCTACGTTTAACCGAACATCTTAATAATGCGGATGCGATTCAATTCAAACTATCCGCGGATATTGTAAATATGTTCACATTCAAATCAACAGATATCTGGTATGGTTGTTTCGGGGTACAAAGTTATATTAATCATGCGTTTCTCTCTTCAATAGAAAAGAAGTATAACCTTTTTAAGTTGTTAAAGCACGTTTTAACTAGAACCGATAGATGTTCACTAGAACGTGTTATGGGTGCGATTTTTTATACAGAATCACCAACATTATATAAACATCCTTCTCTCTTGGGAAACATTTGGGGTTATCAGCACTGGGGTTATTCTTTTGATGAATATTTATCAAACTACAAACATATACGTAAACCCTTGATCAAAGTTTGGACGGGTCGGTAAACTCACTCAAACACTCAAACACTCAAACACTCAAAAATTAGGATTATCGGTAAATGCAATTTGACTAATGGGTCCAACACCAGCGGATTCTTCTATGATTGGTTTCAATTGGTCTAATACCATAATCGCAATTATCGAGCAAACATAGACCAATAGGGTATCTTTCATAATCACTTTGAGAGGTTTACTTTCTCTCTCTATAAAACGCATTTCAATAAATTTTCCTAAAAAATATACAAAGGATATAATGCCAGCGATAATATATATATTGTCCATGTATATTTTACATGGACAATCTTTCATAACAATTTTACGCATATTTCCACATATCATGCATTTTAACCAAGAACTTCAATATCATCTATTAACAAATCGGGGATAATTTCAATACTTTGAGGTTCGATATCATGGACGTCTAAATTATCTAGTTTAATCGTGTCATTCGTTATACGAATCTTACTATTTGACTTATTGTCATCATCATCATCATCATCCGTTTCCAATTTACGTTGTTCATTCCGTATGTTACTTATGCTCTCTAGGCGTTCAATGTCCTTGGGTGCAACGATTTCTTCCTCTTTATTATTTGCGTCGATAGCCATGTCTACATTGTTAAAACTGAGCTTGGATGATATTAGATTGGATTGGGTAGATGCAGGTGCAGTATTACTTTCTACTATATTTTCCACCAATTTATCTTCAGCTATAGGCTCTTCTTTGATTTCTTCAATGACATCATCCTCCGTGGTTTCGTCCAAATAAGCACGCAATATCATGTCGATGGGTATACTTTCTCTCACCGCATTCAATATACATTCTTGAATAATTAATTCCAATTCACGATGATTCTTTTGTGTCTGGAGTGCAGGGATATTCATCTCGTACAAGTATACATTCTTGTAAATCTTTCGAGCAACGTGTATATATACTTTATGGATGAATTCCTCGAATTTGGGAATATGGATGTCCACCTTCTTTTGTTTTGTGCCTGCACGTACGGCGGTTAATAGCTTTAATTGAATGATATGAACGCATGTAATCAAGTCTTCTAAATAGGTACATCCGCTTTTATCACAAATACGTTTTTTCTCATTTTCAATAATAGCCGGATTCCATTTGGGGATACGACTAATAAAATTCTGGAATGTCATCAAATACTTGTCGAGTTCATTATTGTTTTTACACAAGGCAAACGACTCGTCAAAAATGGATTTAAACCCTTCCATAATTAGCGGAGTTAATATAGTTAGTAATCTAGCTCCCCATTCATTTTTTGATTCATGCAAAGCACTAACATTAAAATCGTCCATAGTATATGTAGTTTACTAATTTATTTTAAAAAGATTTTTAACTCATTAAAATAAATTTAATCGCACAAATCAAAATCACATGAATGAAATATTGTCTAAAGGAACCTCTGTATTCAAAAAGATGAAATGTAACATGAAATACATTAATATTTTTTCATTTTTGATATCTCTTCTCACCTTATTAAATATCATCAAGAATTCATACATCTTTTGTTGTGTAATATGTACAAAATAATTGGCCTCTAAAAGTACAAGTATATCTAAACCACTATATCCCTTTTCATACAATTTTGTAGCCATTTCAATGGTATCTACATTAGTATGAATCGGCTTAGTTAGCTCTTTTTTAATCCAATCCATACGTTTTGACTTATAGGTTTTTAATTTAAATGTCTCGTTCAAGTTATACTGATATAAATTGATAGTCGCACCATTATATTCCGGCTCATAAACGTATATTTCACAGAATCTCGACAATATGGGTTTTAATAACTTGTATTTATCTTCCACTACGATAAAAAAACGCGTAGTGTGACTAAATAATTCAATGCATCTACGTAGTGCGGACTGCGCATCCATTGTCAACTTATCAGCATTTAATAAGACGATGCTTTTAAATATATCTCCGCCATTGGATTGAATATGCGTTTTTGCAAAAAATTTCAATTCTTCACGAATAAATTTGATTCCCTTGCCATGCGCACAATTTACGTATCGTACAAATGATTTTATGCGTTCATTGTCGTGGTCATATATCGTTTTAATAAAATCATGTACTATTGTGCGTTTTCCACTACCGGATGGTCCGTGAAAAATAATGTTGGGTATTTTGTGCATGGAATGAAAATATAATAATTTTTTTTTTATTTCGGCATGTATATTCAATAATGAGGACATATATTATTATGTGGGTTGTATTTTTAATACGATATTATAACGTATTACAAATATATAAATTATGAATCATGAATCATGCCTCACAAATCGTGTCAATTTTTTACTACCGGGTTGGTTATACCGACGTGGTCAAACTATGCGTGTATGGATTTGAACGGAATGCATCCAAAATGTCAGGCGTGTTGCGTTGCATTTCAATGGCCGTATTTAATATTTGCGGGGTACCAATACGTCCATAATTTTCTTTGGCAGGAGGCAATGGCACGACGGAATTCGGTGCAAAAGGACGATTATCCATACAATTTGTGTCTTGTCTTGGTAACGACACATTCATAGTTTGATTGAAAATCTGTGTGCCTCCCATGTTTGGATGATTATAAATGGTCTGTGACTTGATATCATTATTGTGCTGTCTGTAAGCAGAGGCATAGTCCATGGCAGCTTCACGATTGTTACCAACATTGCCATATGTAGAATAGTTGGTAGAATCACGTTGCGTGGATTCAAGAGGAGTATGAGTATCCACATATTGCTGCGATGACTGATTATTAATATTGAATTGTGGTGAATACATGGTCGTTTCCTTCATTGTGGTAGGAGTAATATCACTGGGATTGATCACGTATCCCAATGGCACAGTAGAACTAACTTCATGACCATATACACGAATATTTGAACAAACCTCTTCTTTGCGCGATGGTCTTAATACATCCATAAAGGGAGCAATCACTGCGCCAATGGCACCGCTAAATCCGGAACGTATTGTGTCTACCGCTCTTGTGGTGCTTCGGTTATTATTATAATTCTTGAAAGATCCAATGCGTTTATCACCATCTATGCCAGGGGCACGACCCACTGCACTGCAGATAGATGGCTCAGTTGTTTCAGTCTTTTGTCTTTTACTTGGTTCAAATGCAGTTGGTGCGCGGCCTACACCAACCTCCGCTGCACTTGCAGGTCCCTTATAATCTGTTTGCGTATCGCTTCTTCTGATGACCCCCATTTCTTGTATAGGGCGCAACATTTCACCCTTTTCTGAACCTGTAGTGGTAAGCCATCTATCTTGACTATTTACGAAAAAGGTGTCTGGGGTATGTTTTTCAACACGCCCAATGATACCTACATTTTTAACAGTTGCGTAGGATGGACCTTCTAAATTATTCAAGTTATACTCAAGCTTGGGATTTGTTGCCGTTCTTAGTTCGTCTACAGTTTTCGGTAACCACTTGTCACGTGCTTCCATACCCGAATTAAAACCACCGCTACCACTTGTAGAAAATCCATGATTCAATCCAGGGCCGACATTTTCCGTCTCAAAAGGTTTTACATTATTATTTCTTGACCCAGGATTCACACGAGATTGGTAAAAATCACTATTATTGGGTGCTCCATATGCCCAATTCATATTAGCCTCTGGCTTAAATAGTGGCGCCTGCTCAACCTTTTTGATCATTTGGGTGCCCGTGCCGACCATATTATCTAAAACCGATTCTGATATATTCATGTCATAGGTGTATCCCTTGATTTTTCCACCATTAAAAGGCACCATATTATTGTGCTTAAAAGAAGTACTATCTAAATAATTACCAGAGAGAGAAAATATTTGTTGAGGTACATTTCCGACCTTGACTCCCGCATTCTCCTGCTTTTCATAATAATTTTGATCAAAGTATTTATCCGTACTAGTATTTGGGTTAGGATATAAGCCAACAGTGTCCGATAGTTGTTTATTGTTAGTCACTGGATAATTTTGAGGAGGAATATCCGTGTTTGGAATATAATTACTGGGTTTTCCCATGTTTGTGAAATTTTCAGGTTGCATTTTTTTTAGTGTCTTTGTTTTTTTTTCACTTTTATCATTATTTTGATTCGAAATAACATATAATCCACTTAATGCAATAAAAGGTAATGCTAGTTCCATTATTATATATAACATAGAATATATTATTATTATGAAAAACACTCAATTTATATAAAAAAATATTTTGATATTTATTTTTTATCCACTAGTTAGTTTTTAATATTTTATAAATAATTACAAAATATTACAATGCATATATGCTGTTGTTGCATATTAACATCTACGAAAATAATCTTTTTCTAAAATACGTGTACTCAAGTTATTTATAAAAGGCATACATGTATTCTCTTGAGGATTCAAGGGAAGTATATACCAGTCCACTTGTTCTAAATCACGTGCCGTCCAAGCAGGCATAATTGCACGGGATTGTTCAGTATATAAATTATTACAGGTGGGATATTCAATCGGTTTACTATTCACATTGTAGTTGGTGTATTCGTCCTTTCCTAAACAATCGCGTCCTATATATCTACGATTTATTCCCAACAATTCGCTCTCCAAATTTATGCTATCCGTTCGTAAATTAGCACCCCATTTTTGAATTATAATTTGCGGGTCTTCAATATAACAGGGTTTATCTCCATTACCCGGAACATTTAACATATATCGTCCAGGGTCTGTCGATTGTTGTAAATGTTTAATAGTTCTACAGGGGTCATAATTAAATCGTGTGTTGGCCATGTTATAATATATATTGAAAAGAATTTTACAATATTTAGTAATTACATTGAATTACAACAAAAGGAACAAAATAAGCATTGAGTATATAATAATTAGTTTAAAATAGTTTAAGAATATCTATCATTTAGATATATTATGCGACTAGAAATTGAAGAAATCTCATCTCCATGCCCTACACTTTGTTTAAACATGATAGTTAAAAACGAAAGTAAAATTATTCGTAGATTAATGGAATCGGTTGCGCCGTTGATTGATTCCTATTGTATTTGTGATACAGGCTCGACTGATAATACTATTGAAGTTATTAATAGTTATTTTGCAGAGAAAAATATTCCTGGTAAGGTGATTACTGAGCCATTCAAAAATTTTGCATACAATAGAACATTTGCCTTGCAAGCATGTCATGGTATGTCTGATTATGTATTATTATTGGATGCTGATATGATTTTTCAAATTAATGGTTTTAATAAACAGAAATTGGCAGAAGCAGATAGTTTTTGTATTTTGCAAGGAAATGATAGCTTTTATTATCAAAATATGCGTATTGTTCGAAATAACGGATTATATAAATATGTTGGTGTGACACATGAATACATTTCTACGCCCCCTGGAAATCATAATTCGAATATTTCTAAGAATGAATTATTTATTCTCGATGTTGGAGATGGCGGTTCTAAGAGTGACAAGTTTGAGCGCGATATTCGATTGTTGTTAGAAGGGTTGAAAGAAGAACCTGGTAATGTGCGTTACCATTTTTATTTGGCGAATAGTTACAAGGATAGCGGACATTTTACAGAGGCCATTGAATATTATCAAAAACGAATTGCACTTGGTGATTGGGAACAAGAAGTATGGTATAGTTATTACAATATTGCTAATATTTATGAAACCCAAGGTAAAATGGGAGATGCCATTATTTACTGGCTAAAGGCATACAATAGCAATCCTCTTCGTCTTGAAAATATTCATAAAATTGTCCAATACTATCGTGTTATTGGTGAATGCAAAACGGCTAAGATATTTTATGACATTGCTAAAAATGCGCTTAAACAAGACATCCAAAAGGATAATTACCTGTTCTTGGCGAACGATGTATATACTTATAAATTTGAATACGAGTATTCTATTATTGCTTGTTATTTGGGAATTAAAAATATCAATGATGCTGTGGTTACTATCTTCAATAATTCGTCTGACTCGGGAATTATAAATAATACCTTTTCCAACATGAAGTATTACAAGGATGTGTTAACCCCGCGTAAAGTATTCGACTATACTTTTGTAGATCAGCGTGATATCAACGGCAAATCCACTCCATTTTATTCGTCCTCTGGTTCTATCTTACAAAAAAATGATAAAAGCGGTTATTTAATGAATTTACGAGCAGTGAACTACTGGATTAATACAAATGGAGGCTATCTTAATTGCGAAGATTATATCATTACAAACAATAAATACGTTGAATTGAATAACAATTTGGAGATTACTTATGAAAAGATGTTTGATGTGAAATTTGAAGAAAAACATTATTTGGGAATTGAAGATGTTCGTATCTTTAAACACGATACGGAGGATAAGCTAATTTATTTGGGAACCAGCCAACACATGGATGGTAAGATTGGTATGTTAATGGGTGATTATGATCCTACATCAAGCCAGATTGTTGTGTCTAGCGAATTGAAATGCGGCTTCAATGAAAGCTGGTGTGAAAAAAATTGGGTATATGTCAATTACAAGAATGAACATCATGTCATTTATAAATGGTGTCCCCTAGATATTTGTAAAATTAACAAGGAAACCAACAAGATTGACTTGGTTGAAAAACGAACTAAAATGCCGAAAATATTTGAACATGTGCGTGGTTCTACTTGTGGATTTGCATATAGGAATGAATTTTGGTTTTTGGTTCATTTGGTTTCGTATGATACTCCGCGTAATTATTACCATATGTTTGCGGTGTTTGATTCTGATATGAATTTTTTGAGACATTCTGCACCATTTAAATTTGAAGGGGAGCCTATTGAATACAGCCTTGGATTAATTGTCGAGGATGACAGAGTCCTTGTTACCTATAGCACCTGGGATAGAACTTCTAAATTGGCGGTATACGACAAGTCATATGTTGATTCCTTGGTCAAATATTAGTGCGTTCGTTGAGTATTAGTGAATTATCATTACAAAATCAAATAGAAACATAAAAATCAAATAAAAATCAAATAAAAAATCTATAAAAATCAAATATATTTTACAAAATAATAAAATATATTTTTATTGTATATGGCGGCAAACCCGTTTGATAGTGGAATCATCACAATCCTACGGGAGGTTGATGGTATGATTTATTATATTGTACCTGCTGGTCTCCCTTTGTTCAAAGCCACCAAAACATATGACCCACGCACTCAAGGCTTGCATTTAAACCCAAATGCGCATTATTTTTTTGGCGTGCGTAATATGGACCCTGGATATATTGCATCCTATGAAGAGGAATACGGAATCATATTTGAATTTATTACTACACGTCAATACAAATTATTGGCTTTAGATAAACCAGAAACACAAACTCAATTATACAATAAGGCCCCCGAGGATATAAAAACCATTTTACGGAAAAATTATGGATATGTGTCCGGAATCCGCAATTCTGTAAATGAAGCTGACCAAAAGTTATCCAAATATTTGTGCACCCAAGGATATGATGGTTATGCAATTCATCACATGGAAACCGATTTTGGGGGATCATTTCACCCTGAATTTATGATTTGTAACATACAAAATGGTATTCAATATGTGAGACAAGTTACTGGGGAAAGCCACATGTATGCTATTTTGGACAAGGAAAGAGAAAAACAAGTTGAACAGCAGAGAGAAGCCGCCAGACGAAGTTCAAGGGATGAATTAAGAAAACAATCCAGACCTGCTTTTGCTGCTGCATCGCCATCATTGTTTTCATCTAGACTTGATTTTGGGGATGATGAAGATGATGATGATAAACCATCGTCGTCATTAATTAGAGGTTCAATATTTTCTGGCGGGTCGCGTAAACGAAAAACTATGATGAAGAAAAGGAAAATTAGACGACGAACACACAAACAGACTAAAAAACAGAGAAGCAAACGTCGACGAACACGCAATTACGGAACTGGGAAAGGGCGTTGATTCTTTTCAACCACCAATGGTTTGGGCATATAAATCGGGCCTTTATCAAATAAATTGGCCGATTCCAATGTCTTTAATTCAGGCGTCAAACATGGCTGCGGATTGACTAAATTCGTTGAATTAATGCCGAATAAAAACGACTCAATATCGGGCGCGTTGTATGACATCGTATTCCACGGAAGCTGCCCTGGGTTTAATCCATTACCAGCCCATTTTGTGCTATACGCTTGACCATAAGCAGAATTTTTATAGGTTGTATATTGTCTCGATTCTGCATATTCTCTCTGTTGTAAACAATAATTACCTGGTGTGTTCTTATTACGTGTTGATGCCATTTATAATACCGCAAGATTATTATAATGCGCTTAATAGTGCATTTATGTTTTCTTCGGTAATAGTCCCCGTTTCCAAAAATTGACAAATGCATGGATGCGCTAAATAAAGAAAGTCAAATGAAAATAACCCCATTAATCCAATATGCAATTCTTCACTTATAAACATGGCCGCTGATTTCTGCATACACGTTTGAAATAGTGGCGGTGACTTTTTTAATAATTCAAATAAGACGTTCACTTCATTGTTTATTTTTGTCTCATCAAATGTGTCTATATTGAATACCTGCAAAAAATCCATCGGGTACTGGCAGTCTTGTAAATCCAGAGATTCTAAATCATGATATGTACATGTAAATTTTGTATTATACATATTATGATTCATTCCATCGTTAAATTTAAATCCTTTTAACAGGGTTATTACATTTGCTTGCCGTCAGGTGAGCAAGTGTCGCGCATCAATTCACGAGATGGCACACCACCACGAATCCAGCCTGGAGAAGCAACACCTTCTACACTATAAACTGGGTTCGTCATTCTCTCTTTAATGTTGTTCATCAAAGGAGTATTGCTGTATTGCATATAACTTACCTCGGACAATCCGGTAACACTACGCTTGTTTGTAATCATTTCACCTTGCTGAATCTCGGATTCAATCGTTGGGTCCACGGATCCACGTCCTAAATAGGGAACGGTGGAAAAAGGGCGCTGAAACAAATCAATGCGGCATTTTGGGTGCGTTTGAATGGTGCCAATTAAAAGCTCGGAGCTTTGGTCGATATTGCAGCCACCTGCACCAGAGTTGAATCCACCCTTGTAATTGATGCCTGGCTGGGTTGTTGCTAAAGCAATCGGCTTTTTCATGGAGCAATCATTTGCAAAGTAATTTTGAAGGCTATAATTACAACTTTCTAAGGACTGAATACTGCGCTGGTCCATGCTGCAACCATCATTTCCTATGCGCGACATATTATCAAAAACATAACTTGACACGTTCGCCATTATATATTATATATATACAAGTATAAAAAAACTATTTGCCGTAAAGGTATAATAATTATTGAACAACTCATAATATATGTTATAAAATTTATATTATGATTTTACTTGTTGTTATATTACCACGTGATTATAATTTTGTTACATTGACTATAAATCTACTATGTGGGTTATTAACAGCTAGGTTGGTACTTGCGCCTGTAAGGGTAAATGTGACATTTGTGTTTCCATTTGTTGTAAACCTGTCTGCAGAAACACCACCAGACATTTGTGTTGCCGTGCTATTAATAATAACATTATTGCTGGCATCATAAAATAATAAATTAGTAGTAGCCGGTGCTGCAGAGACATATGCAGTGGTTGGACCAGTATTTGTAGTTGTTGTTGCACGAACAAACCAACTGACAGCATAATTCGTATTTGCTTCAAGTGTAAATAACACAGATGCAATAAAATTACTACTAGTATCGGAAGTAAATGTTGTATTCTGAGACAACGTAGATGAAGGTCCAACCGGGCCAGTAATACCTGTAATACCTGTTGGGCCAATTGAACCTGTTATACCAGTGATACCAGTAGGTCCAGTGAAACCAGTAGGACCAATAGGTCCAGTAGCACCCGTGATGCCAGTAGGTCCAGTGGCACCAGTTTCTCCCTTAGGTCCAGTAGCACCGGTTATACCCGTGGGACCAGTGGGACCAGTTTCTCCCTTAGGTCCAGTAGCACCCGTGATGCCAGTAGGTCCAGTGGCACCAGTTTCTCCCTTAGGTCCAGTGGAACCCGTAATACCAGTAGGTCCAGTGGCACCAGTTTCTCCCTTTGGTCCAGTAGCACCCGTGATGCCAGTAGGTCCAGTGGGACCAGTTTCTCCCTTTGGTCCAGTAGCACCGGTTATACCCGTGG